TGGGAAGATTCCGCGCTTCTTTGAATTTACAGGTAAAGTTATATTCATCTCAAACTTGAAGATAGACAAACTTGATCCTGATGGCGCAATTCGTACTCGAGCATTTATGATTGAGATCGATCCGACAGATTCTGAAATCTATGATTTTATGGAGGCTATCGTCGACAAAATAAAATTAGACGGTGACTTAAAATTAGATTCAGCAACACGTAAAAAGACAGTTGATTTACTTCGAAAAGGTAAGTCTAAACAGACTGCAAACTTACGTAAACTTTCCCGCGCTTTAAATATGCAGGCTGGTACTCTTAAATCAGGAGTAAACATTTCGGATAGCGACTTAACACGAATGATCGAAACGTATGCTTAGACTCAAACCATTTTCTATCTTTTTAGACGAAGGAACTAATCTTGGCTCAGGCGAGCTAGGAAAGCCTAACTCTAAAACAGGAGAAGCCCGTACCGATATTCTTCGTAAATTAATACAAGCTAAAAAACCACTTGAATTAGTTAAAGGTGGTAGTGTTGTAGTAGGTGATATTGATGGAGCGATGAAAGCGATTGATCAATACGAAAAAGATGGAAGTATATTTGCGCTATTAGATACTAAAGGTAATTCAATTAAAATTACTCAGCTGAAAAAGTCTGCGCCTTTTGGAGGCGGAGGATCTGGTGCTGGTGGAGGAACTATTCAAACCGCAATAGCAGAATCGGCACAGTGCGTTTGGAATGTTGCTATGTTAGATTTAGGTGTTGCAACGCCTATTGATGATTATACTGACGAGGTATTAACTAAAGCGTTTAGTAAAGTAGACGTAGGCAAAACATCACTTAAAGAAGTATTAGGAATAGATGATGCTTGGAAAAATAGTGCTTATCTTTCTGCGCAGCTTTTAATTAAAGAAGGTTACATTAAAAAAGGGATGACGTTTCACCGTGATTCAAAGTTAATGAAATCTATATACGCGGCTAAAAACGTTGCGTTTAAAAACAACGATTTTCCAAAGTTCACTGACGATAAATGGAATCCTGGCGATATTTGGGCCGTTGCACCAAACTTTGATATTAAGTCTTTAAACACAGCAACTGTTAGAGGATTGCAAAAATCTATATTAGAGAACTTTGTAAATCGTACGTGTGTAGGCATTTCACTTAAAAAGATTGTTAAAAAAGCAAAAGCCAAAGAGTTAAACGTAGAACTTCCACCCGATACAGACGACTATAAAGTTATAAAAGCTGCAGCTAAAGCAATCAAATCAGGCCGCGGTGATATTTGGTCTTCAAAAGGTGGAACTATCCAATACGACGATGGTTACCTAATGGTTAAAGACAATAGCGCTTATGGATCTATTAAAGCTGAAATTGAAGGTAAGACAGCTCGTGGTGGCGGTGTTGGTTGGGGTTATATTAAAGACTCTGCTAAACAAACCTTACGCTTAGTTCTTCCTGAAGTTAAAACTATTGCAAGGGCCGCAAAGAAAATTGCTAAAGGAGATAAGAAAGAATCCGAAAAGATGTTTAAGCTTATGGCGCAAGTTGAAGGTACTACTCAAAAAGAATTTGATCAAAATATAAAAACAAAAAAAGGCGATTGGATCCATGCAAAACTAGGTACACTATACATGATCGCCGCTGTTGAAAAATTTGGAGGTAGAAAAACAAACCGTTGGATTACTAAATTAATTAATTACGCAGGAAGTAAGACTGAAGACTCTTCAGCTTATGTTAAAATTTATGAGTAACGTATTAGAAGCAGCATTATCATTTCATAAAGAGAACCAAATACCATTGGCTCATAATATCTTTCGTCCGCATTCTGAAAACTACTATAAATTGTTTTCTTATGCACGTAATTTAAGGGAGTCAATCCAATTGTCCGAGTTTGATAACTATCTTCTTTCAACTGACATAGGCGATTTTGGATTATATGAAGGCGAAGAAGTACCATTAGATCACCCTTTTATTGTTGAAGCCGCAGAGTATAAAGGTAAAAAGGTAGAACTAAATAAACCAAAGCGTGGTGGTAAAAAGAAATTCTTTGTCTATGTTAAGAATGATAAAGGTAACGTAATTAAGGTGCAGTTTGGTGATACATCAGGCCTTACCGCAAAAATAAATAATCCCGCAGCAAGAAAATCATTTGCGGCACGTCATAACTGTGCAGCTAAAAAAGATAAAACAAAACCAGGCTATTGGTCCTGCAATCTTCCACGATATGCAGCCGAACTTGGATTAAAAGGCGGAGGCAATTTTTTCTGGTAATGAATAAACCGTATACAGATAAAAGAATAGATAGGACTACAAGAGTAAGAACGTTTAATCATTTACTTGAGTCAGACGAACTTGTTTGGCACCGCGACTTAAAAGATAGAGTAGTAAGAGTTATTGAAGGTAGCAATTGGTATTTTCAAATGGACAACGAAATTCCTAAACTTATGAAGGAAGGCGTAGACTTGCTTATACCTAAAATGGAATACCACAGAATTTATAAAGCAGGAGATACCGACTTAGTCTTAGAAATAAAAGAACCTACAGTAAAAACGTTTAAAGAGTTTACAGATGAAATCATTTAGTTCATACGTTGAAATACAAGAAGCTGCTAAGGCTGGTAAGAATGTGCACATGACGCACATCGAAGATCGTGTTATATATGGTGGTGTAAAAGGAGCAAGGGAATCAATACTCGCTTTAAGGTCTTTAAGAGATATGCTTGCTGGTTCGGTTAATTCATCTACAAACGTAACTGTCAAATGGGATGGTGCACCTGCAGTTTTTGCTGGTATAGATCCTAGCGATGGTCAATTCTTTGTTGCTAAAAAAGGTATCTTCAATAAAGAGCCTAAGGTTTATAAATCTGAAGCAGATGTTAGAGCTGATACTACTGGTGATCTTTCGGACAAATTAGTAACAGCTTTCAATGAGCTTAAAGATCTTGGTATTAAAGATGTAATACAGGGTGACATCATGTTTACTAAAGGTGATCTTAATTCTGAATCGATTGATGGTGAAAAATTTATTACCTTTCAACCCAATACAATTGTTTACGCAGTTCCAGTAAAGTCAGAGCTTGCTAAAACAATGCAAAAGGCGAATCTTGGTGTGGTATGGCATACAACGTATAAAGGTAAAGACTTTGCTTCTATGAAAGCTTCCTTTGGTGTTAACCTTAAAAGTTTAAAAAAGAAATCTTCTGTATGGTACCAAGATGCCGATTTAAAAGATCTTTCAGGTACAGCAACACTTACACAGAATGATACTGACGAAGTTACAGAACAATTATCAAAAGCTGGTAAGATCTTTCAAAAAATCAAATCAACTACACTGTCTGAACTTGAAAATAATTTAGATCTCGCAATAAAGATTGAAACATTCAATAATACTCTTGTTCGTAAAGGACAAAGGATTGGTAATACCGCTAGCCACGTTAAAAACTTAATTAAATGGTTTGACGAAAAGTATAAAAAAGAATATGACAAACGATCAAGCGAAAAAGGCAAACAGGCAGTTTTACAGAAACAACAAAACGAAATGCTTTTCTTTTCAAAGGATAATAAAAAGAACCTTGATATGATGTTTCAGCTTATGAACGCAATTGTCGATGCCAAATTAATCATTATAAATAAATTAGATAAGCTAAAAGATATTGATACATTTGTTAGAACACGCAATGGTTTTAAAGTTACAGGTTCTGAAGGATTTGTCGCTATTGACAATAAAGGTGGAGCAGTAAAACTTGTAGACAGATTAGAATTTTCAACAAATAATTTTTCAAAGGACGTAATAAAAGGATGGGAGCGATGAAGTCATTTAAGCAATATAACGAAGCAAAAGAAAAAGAAGTCGTCTTTACATTTGGAAGATTTAATCCGCCTACTATCGGCCATGGCAAACTTATTGATAAAGTTGCTTCCCTTGCTTCTGGTAATGATTATAGAATTTACGCATCTCAATCAACTGACGCAAAAAAGAACCCTCTTGAATATAAAGAAAAGATTAAAGTAATGCGCAAAATGTTTCCAAAGCATGGTAGAAGCATTGTTGAAGATAAGAAAGGCGTTACTGCTTTGCATATCGCGTCTAGTTTGTATGATCAGGGTTTCACAAAACTTACAATGGTCGTAGGATCTGATAGAGTCAAAGAATTTAAAAAATTACTTGTTGCGTATAATGGAAAAAAATCTAAGCATGGTTATTACGATTTTGCTGACGGCATTGAAATAGCTTCGGCCGGCGAACGTGATCCAGATGCAGAAGGTGTATCTGGAATGAGTGCATCTAAAATGAGAAAAGCAGCACTTGATGGTGATTTTAAATCCTTTTCAAAAGGATTACCTAAGGCTTATGGAGAAGACATGACACTATTTAATCTACTTCGTAAAAGAATGGGATTGAAAGAAATTACAAACTTCCGCCAACATATACAACTTCCAACTTTTTCAGAACAGCGTGAAAAGTATATCGCGGGTGAAATATTCAATATAGACGATAAAGCATACACAAAAAGCAATGTAGTCATCAAGATTAAAGAAAGAAAATCTAATTTTGTAATTGATGATGCAGGCCAAAAACACTTTATTGATTCGCTATCAGAAAAACTGAATCCTGCTTATGGCAAAAATCTTTCAAAATCTACAAAGGATAAACGTCAAGCTCAGTTTAATAAACAAGCAAAGTTAAAAGATGATGATCCTAAAGCGTATAAACCCGCGCCAGGAGATGCTAAAGCTAAAACAAAACTTTCGAAACATACAATCGCTTATCGTAAAAAGTTCGGCGAGTTCGTAGAAAAAGAAGCTCTAGAACAAGGTACCGATAAGTTAACTAAAACTTATAAAAAAGATACTCCTGGTCAACTTGATGAAAAGCAAATCGCTGGATTGAAAAAGAAATCAGAAAAGTCTGGCATACCTTATGGTATTTTAAAACAAGTATTTAATCGTGGAATGGCCGCTTGGAAAACAGGTCACCGTCCAGGAGCAACACCACATCAATGGGCATTTGCTCGTGTTAACTCCTTTATTACTAAAAGTAAAGGTACATGGGGTGGAGCTGATAAAGATTTAGCTGCAAAGGTAAGAGGAGGATGATAACGTTTAAACAATACTCTGAAGGAACGGGTAAAAGCGAACCATGGGAAGATGGTTTTAAAAGGCGTGTTGTAAAAACCACTAAGCCTGACCATTTAGAAAAAGGTTTTAAATGGAGAATTAAAGGAAAAGATCGCGATGAAATTTCGATCAAGCTGTATAAACAAAAACCAGACTTTGCAGAATTTAAAAAACAAATGAAAAGAGTCGCTGGACATGAATTTGGAGGCTGACTTTATTATAAATAGAATAACAACCTAATGGGAACTATGAACATTTCAGAAATTAATCAAAAAAAATTATCACTACTTGGTGTAAGTCAGCTTAAAGCTTTCCTTGATATTTTTAAGGGAGTATCCAATCCAAAGGCAAAGCAAATTGTAAAAGATCTTTCGCGTGAACTTCGCGGTCGAAAAACTGAAGAAGTTGAAGAAGCGTCTATTAAAGACATCATCAAAGTAGTAAAACTTGCTTCTAAAAAGATTGGTGGAATCGTTGGTGATGTAATGAATGATGCTGAGTTGCAAAAGGCTTACGCTAAATACATTGATAATCCTAATGATAA